GACGGGAGGGCCGTACCTGCATAGGAGTCATGGCACCCACTTCAAGCTGACGAAGTTAAGATGACTTTCGAGTGCGACGAGAGCAGCCCCGATGCCCATAGCGATGTAGACAGAGCGTTCGACACGACTTAAGCGCGATTGGTTCTCCCGGTGCATGTCTTCACGCGCTGCGTCTTGCCGCGCTAGCTCCTCTCGTATCTCTTCTCGGTCGCGTTCACATTGACTGATATGTGCCATCAGTCGCTCCTGAATTGGGCAGTCATGCGCGTTCAATTCCACGCCTCAAGAGTGACGATGGTGGTCGAGCCGCAGATGATCGAGAGCGTGTCGGTGGCGAGCGGCGCGACGACGAGGACGGGGGCGAGTTCGGCGTGGATCATGATCGCGGACGTGCCGTTGGTCGTGTCGCCCGTTGGGATGACAGCGGTGGCGTTGAAGTTGATGTAGAGAGGGCCAGCCGACGCGTTGATGCGGAAGATAGTGGCTTTGTTGCCGTCAGCGTCAACTGGGGGCGTGATCGCTTCGGCGGTGTTCGCAGCGAGTGAGCGCGAGTCACACCAGTCCGCGGTGGGAAGGACGGAGGGGATTTGCGTGCCCTGTTGACGAGCGAGTGGCACGAGACGAGTGATCGTAGGCATACCTTCCTCCAGGATGAGATGGAACAACTCGTCTTCGGTGAGGACGCGTCCGAGATCTTCGGTGAGGAGTGGAACTTGGGTCACGGCAGCGCGATCCCGTAGTAGGAAGTGGTGTTTTGGCGGAGGGCGAGTTGATTGGGATCGGATGGAATGGTTGGATAAATAACCAATTCACAAATCGTGCAATATGCGAAGTCGGCATGCGCGATGTCTGCATCGTCGGCTCCAATACCGGAAATGGACGAAATCGCACCATAAGGACCACCGAAATCATTGTTGTTGGTAATCGGCACATCGGCGCCGTTTGCTGTTAGGACACTCCCCCCAAATTTGATCGTGAACTCCATTAGCACAGGCCGATATGGATTTACGACATTTATGTCTGAGTTACCGCCAGCAGTGTTAGTTGATCCTGCGTCATATGCATTTTCCAGCATCGCTGTGATGCCACCTGGTAAACCAAATGAAAATCCCGCGACACTCCCTTGCACATTGCACCCCATAAACGGCGAATAGGCGGAGCCATCCGTAATCACTGCATAAGCATAAATCTCGCTGTTTGGCAGAGCGACATTCGCAAGAGTTGTGAGAAACTGCTGTAAATCTCCATCGAAGGAGATGCCAGGCTTACCGCCAGATGCCGATGGAAACCAGAAGGGTTGGCGGGCCGAAGTTGCCTGAACGCCATTATTGGCGTTTCCACTCTGATCGTTCCACAATGTCACAGTTGCGCCAGAGATTACCGTAAAGGCGGCGTCGAAAGTGAGACCTGTGCCATGATGCGTACCGTCATCACCAGTGGTAGAGACAGGATCGCTCGGCAGGACCGTATAGTCACCCGCGAGCGTGATGCTGTTTATCAAAACAATAGTACCAAGACCGTCTGTTGTGACATTGACAATCGCGGCCGTTCCTGTGCCACCAACCAGCGTCACATCGAACGTCGATGGCGTGATCCCGTCGTCGTAGCCAGAACCGCCACTCACGAGTAGAACGCCCCCAAGATCGTAATGCGTTGTACCAGCAAACGCCACCATCGTTGAAATCGGCGGCTCGCCAGTCGTGGCATCGGTACTAAAACTCTGTGGTGCTCCATTATCCAACGTAATGACCGAAGACCCGCGCATCGCAGCTGAGAGTGCTCTTTGACCGTAGGCGACAACAGCCCCCGGCACGATGTCGAGAGGTCCAGTATAAGGAGTCCCTCCGCCGTGATGATGAAGTGCGCCAGCGGAGTTTCTCACACTGTGTCTCCAGCGACGACGACGGTGTCGGCGACAGGGCCGAGGATGGCGAAGACCGCGCCCGCCGCAGCGCCTGTGTGGCCGTTCGGGGCGACGAGCGTAGGACCAGCGCCGACTGCGACAGTGCTACTGCCGACGAGATCGATGACAGTGCAGACGAAGCCAGCGGTGACGATACCGGCGTTGACAGTGATTGCGGTTGGAGCGACGCCGGAGAGGACGAGAAGCTTGCCGTTGTCCGACGCAGCGAGATCGTAAGTGGCCGCCGTGACGGTGTGAACGTTGGCCGCGTTGCCGCCAAGATTAGCGAGGAGCGCGAGCGTCGGGTCGGTGGCGAATAGTTCGGAGACTTTCTTGCCGACTGTCACGTCGCGCACTCCCAGATCAGAGCGGGGTTAGGACAGTGGGAGGAGCCGCCGCACGCGGAGAGGGTGAGGAGGAGAGCGAGGGCGAAGAGGCGGAGAGCGGTCATGGCGTGGGGCTCCCGGTCGGAGGAGCGTTGTGGGGGGTGAAGTAGATAGCGGCGTAGGTGAGCGGTGCGGCGACGAGCCCTTGCAGTGCGAGGACGATCTCTTGCGGGGGCGAGACGCCGAAGTACCAGAGCGCGACTGCGACAAGCGAAGCAGCGAGAGAACCTGTGCCGGTGCCAGCGATTGCTTTATTACCCATGGTGGGGGGTCCCTCTGGTTAGCTTCGCTTCGAGTTCACCTGTCGTCGGGCGTGTGGTTTCGAGAACTTTGATCCGATCTTCGAGGCGGTCATCGTCACGGCGTGTGTCGAGCCGGACTTGTGCAAGCTGGTCGCGGATCGAGTTGCGGAACTCCTCGTGCTCGCGGATCGAGAGGGATTTGTCGAACGAGCGCGCGAGGAACGAGACGCCAGCGACGAGGAGTGCGCCAATTGCGATGACAGATTGCCAGTCCATTCATTATACACTCCTCCAAATGTACTGCCACGCGCGGTTGAACCGGCGACGTAGGCGAAGTGAGCGACCCTCGATGGGCCACCGCACGCGTCTACGTCGCCAGCACATGTTACGGGGCCGGAGCCGGCGCAGCCGGCGTGTTGGCAGTGACAGCGTCGGCAAGTCGCGTCTGGTCGCTGTCGAGCGTAGCGATGACGGCCGAGAGCCGTGCGGGGTCCGTACCGGCGTCTTTGAGCATCTGGGAGAGCGTGCCGAGTAGCGCGACCGCCGAGTCTTCGACAGTGGTGAGCGAGGCGACTTTCGCTTCGAGATCGTCGATGAGTGCCATGGTTGAGTCCTGTTTGGTGAGGAGTTGCCCTAGGAGGGAGCGGAGTTCGGTCGCCCAGGGCGGCGCGGCCGAGGCGGAGCAGTCGAAGTGGTGGTGGACGTGGATATGCACGCGGCGTCACTCCGCGTCGAGGAGAGGAGCGGAGGCGATAGAGGGGGAGACAGAGGTGCGTGTAGCTTCGCCGCCTTCGGCGGCACTGCCGACGTTCACCTGCACGTTGACGTTGAGGCCAGCGAGGAGTTGTGCAGCGACATCTTCGGCCGTGAGACGAGTCTGCGGCACGGGGTCTTTCGCGAACCCACCGAACCCGGCTCCTTTGAACCACTGCTCAGAGGCGCGGAGCGCAGTGTTCCTGTCGTTGTCCATAAGACCGTTCTTGAGCGCAGCGAACGCGAGCGGCTTCATCTGGACGAACTCAGAGTCAAGTTCGGCAAGATGTTTTTCGCGGTAGGCGATATAGCGAGGATCGCGGACGATACTGCTAACTGTCTGCGGAGCCAATCCTAGCGTGGTCGCAATATCTTTCTGGTCGAGGCCGCGTAGTTCAAGTGTGTAAATAGCTGCCCAGCGAGTGCTTACGTCTTTACGTGCTGTTAACCCAGCGCCCTCTCCGCGCAAGATGGCTTCACTCCCGTGCCTGTTCACTTTCTTGATCTCGCGCGGTGCGTGCGGCGGCGCTGGCGGGAACAGTTCGTCGAGGTTAATCCGCACGAGTGGGCTCCCGAGTCTGTGGCGCAGTAGCGCGAGAGAGTACTTCGTCCACGCGTGCAGGGTTCGCGCGGCCAAGGTCGGAGCGGAGCAGTAGGTCGCGGAGAGTGGGAGGCGAGGGCGGGGCGCGGTCCATGCTGTCTATATACGCGCACGGCGCGGCGGTGTCAAGGGGCGCAGGCGCGGGGTGCGATGTTGACAAATTCGCCCCACTGCATCCCGTTCTGAGATGGACTTAGAAAAGTATAAGTACCCGTCTGGGGGGTCAGGTGCCCTCGACGGGCTCTCGTCCCTAGTCGGAGTGAGGTTATGCTCACGCTGAGTACAACGAATACTTGCTGCGATTACTGTCGAGACTAAGTAGATCATAGTGCTTGACAAGTGCTCGACGTAGTAATGAAGAGTAGACGTAGTAGTGCTCGAGCATAGGCGCAGTAGTGCTCTAGTGTTCGGCCCAAGTAATCGAGATAGTAGCGGTGACTGATGATCTCGGAGTGAATGGCCCTAACAGCGATGCTGGCGCGGCGTGGAGTGGGTAACGGATCGCGGCTAGGTCACTGTGGCGCGGCGATCATGCCACTCTGCGGCGTTCTGTGGCGCTGTGCGGCGGTGCGGCCTTGGGCGCGCAGTGACGTAAGGTCGTAAGGTCGTAAAGACATGGCCTTGGCATATCTGGAGGGGAGGTGCAATCTAGGGTAGTGTGATATATATCACACACAACTTATGGTAGTACATCACCGAGATACGCCACGCAGTGGTCCTTACGACCTTACGACCTTACGACGCACCGCGCCCAAGCCGCCGATTGCGCTTGACACAGCCCTTGCGCCCATGCGACAACACTCGCGAGGCACGGCCCGACAGTCACCACCCAATGTGGCATGACCGTAGGAGGATCACACAATGCCTTCAATTTGGTACGTTCGCCGCGTTCGTCTCAACCAAGGCGGATACACTCCGCAAGGCTCATACTTTGGTATTGGCGCACCATTGTATGAAGCGATGAATGATCGTGAATATCTCAACTTTCGCGCCAGCGACCGCGCCCACGCAATCGAACAACTGCAACGCCATTCTGCATGGCGGTTTGATGACAACCCACGTCTAGCTAAACGCGCGACACGCTGAGAAGGGCGGGCATCGCGCCCGCTCTTCGATTGTGTGCCGTCCACTGGCTCACCCATGCCGCCCGGAGGGCGGTGAAACTACCGTCGCGCTTTGTCGTGCGACGGGCCTCGTCTCGGAGTTTGCTCCATGACCACTCCCCTCTTCACCAAACGCCATTACGAATGGCTCGCCGCGTTCGCGAAGGATAATCTTGACCGCAAGCAAGTGCAAGAACTCGGGCGGCAACTTACCTATACTAATCCCGCTTTCAACTTAGAGTGGTTTACTAACGCCGCAGGATGGTATGACAAGTTGGCACAGGAGCAGCGCAACACGTTCCCCGCCGCTGGCACCCCTGCCCAACGCCGTGAAGCCGCACGCCTCCGCCGTGTAGGCTAATGGGCGAAGACCGCCGAGGAGGCCAAGGCCAACATGCTCGGCTTCGCCCGTGAACTTGGGTGGCGCGTCGAGATCGTGCGCGTCGAAGCGGTCACAGCAGACGCATAAAGGGGATGAGCGATGACGTATGCAACACGGAAACAAGCGGTTGCTAGCCTGCGCGAATTTGCACCGTGGCTGCGCGCCAAGCATGAAATAGTCAAGTTCTGGTCGGCGACCGCTAACGCATACCGATACAGCCGAATTTTCGTTCCTTGACCTACCCTTGATTGACGCAGCTACAAGCCCCACCGTCGCCTCGTCGCGGCGGTGCGGGCTTGCTGGTGCGCCAACGCGTGCCGCCGCCGAAGGCGGTCAGTCTACCGACACAACCGCAGGAGTTCCCCCGCCCATGAAATCATCCGATACGTCGCCCCGCTCCGTCGCGCGCACGGTTGCTCGCACCGCCGCACTCATCCACTTCGAGGAGAAACAGTCCCGCCGCAACCGGCACGGCAAGCGGTACGAGCACGACACGTACCTCCGCCTCCTCGCCGCACGCCGCGAACGCGAACGCGTCAGCGGCAACAAAGAGGAGGGTCCACTATGACCGCCGCCACTCCTCGCCCCTCCTCACGCCGCGACTACCGGCACTTCCCCGAAGCCTATACCGCCCTCCTCCTCCAGTTCGACCGCGACGGTGGCGCGTCACTCGGCCCGATGTCGTCGCGTGACGCTCGCGCGTCCGTGCGCGACCTGTATCGGTTCAAGATGTTCCTCTCACACGGCTGCGACGCAGACCCAGCCGACGCACATTGCCGCTCGCTGTTGAGGATATTCGCCAAGGTGATCCTCCGCATCGAACCTACCGCGACTGACAACGGCGACGACAGCGCGGTGATCGTCCTCACCCTCAACCCCATCGTCGCCGCAATGGAGCGCCCACAATGAACATCGTGGTAACATACGAAGACGCGGCAGATCTCGCTGCACAACTTGCAACCTTTCTAGAGCGTGCCGCCGACGCAGAGCGCGGCTTTGCCCACGTTGCCGCTTGCGGCAAACGCCGCATTGCCGAAAGCCTCTATGCTGCATCTTGCATAGAGCGTTTAGCTCTGACACTCCGCGAGATGACCTTTGTTCAAAAGGAGGCGTTATGACCGCCTGGGATCGCTACTGCGCCATGATTGCCCGCGAGGCTAGCGTGACGCGGCCTGCACCGCCGGACCGCCGGACCGCCGCCAGATCGACGCGCCCGTCGCACTGGCTCGAACGTCTCGGCTCGCTATTCGCTGGCCTCGCGCTCGCGTTCATCCTCGTCGCGCTCTTTTTCATCGGGCACTAACACGACGCCGCTTGACGCTCTCGCGCGCGCGCGTGTATATAACAGTCATGTTCACGCGCGCCCGCATCGCCCCTCTTGGCTGCCACCGCTTCGCGGTCCTACTCAACCGCGTGGCGGTCCCTGTCCCTCTCATGGTGTACACCGGCACCCTGGAAGAGTGCCGCACCGCCCTCCGCGCGTTGACCGTCGTCGCTGGTGTATTTCCCCGCGCCAGCGACGCCGACGCTCCGGCCATGGCACAGGTGGCGTAACTCCCTCCTGTGCCATGAGCGGAACGCCGGGCAATCCCGCCCTCCGAACCACTAGGAGAACTTCCCAATGGCCGACACCAAACGCCGCAAGACCGTCGCCGTGCGCTTCGACGACGCGGGCAACGCCCTCCTCTCCCTCTACACCGCCCCCGACGCCGTGACCGGCGAGCAAGGCGTCGCCGAAGTCATCACCCTCACTCCCGCCGCCGTTGCGGACAGCCTCGTTGACGCGTTCATGCTTCGCGGTGTCATCAACACGTTCAGCAACATCTACAACCGCATCGACAACCCCGGCGCGTCCGACCTTCGCCGCGAGTGGGACAAGTTTATCGCGACCGTGACGGACGGCTCATGGACACCGGGCCGCACGATGGGCGACGCCGAGCCCGACGACATCGTTGTCGCGCTCGCCGAAGTCTCCGGCCAGCCCATCCATGTCGTCCAAGCCAAGATCGACGAGATGTTGGACCAGCCAAAGATTGAGAACGGCTCCCCCAAACGTGACACCAAGGGCCGGATCGTGCATGTGTGGAGCAAGGCGAAGTTGTACACGGCGCTCGAAAACAGCGACCCGCGCGTCAAGATCGCACTCTCAAAAATCCTCGCCGAGCGTGCGAAGGCGATGGCCTCTGCCGCACGCACCGCGAAGCCCGACACCGCTTCGCCGTTCGCGGGCCTGTTCACTCCCGCCGCTGCCGCGAACTAACGCCGACCCGTCGCGTTTGACGCATCGCGCGACGCAACCTCGCCCCTCGCTGGCTTCGGCTGGCGGGGGGTTTTTGTTGGAGCCGCTTTAACAGAACAATCCACAGTACAACTTCTGATCGGAGGAAGTTCGATGGACAGCAAACAGCTTGAACAGCACGACGCAAGGCACGCTTGGTGGCTGCGACTGCATAACGAGGCGGCGAAGCTGGGCGTCGACCAGATCACCGACGAGGAGTTGATCGCCGCAAACCTGGCGTTCTACAAGGGTATGCGCGCCTCGACCGTGGCGCGTTTCATCAGCAAAGAACGAGGAAAGTGATGTTCACTCCTAGCAGCGTATGGGCTACTCACGCCCCTCAAGCTCTATCGGACAGCATTACTGCCCTAAAATAATGCTTCTCAGCTATGCCGACAACGCATACCTCCACTGTCAACATCAGGTGTATAATCGTCAACATCACAGCCAAGAGGGGCTAGGCTCACCGGGGACGCGTTCCCCGCCCCGCAGGATCGGACCCGATCCGGCCCCCTTGGCACAGGAGCCCCACCAATGGCCGCACGCATCCTCCCCGCCTCCCCCACCCCGATCCCCCTCGACAGCCTCTTCGCCCGTGCTGGCGCGCTGGCGCAGCCGCACACGGTGCCCCGGCCGAAGGCCGGTGAAGCCACCGCCTCCTCCTCTCGCGCCTCCTCCTCCCCCCGCGTCTCCCCCCACGCCTCCGAGACGCCCTCCTCCGTCATCCTCCCCGTCTCCGTCGCTCACTGCTCTTGCGGCGCGACAGTCCGCTCGCCCGCCGCCTACGTGCTCGTCCGCTACGCCCCCAACTCCCACACCTTCCACTACCGCGCCACTGGCCTCGACGCCGTGCCGCCCGCGCTCCTCGCCTCACTCCCGCACGAGACACGCGAGACCCACTACGACATCCCGTTCTGCGAGAAATGCTTCTAATGCCCAACGTCGCACGCCCCGACCGCGAGCCCACTCGTATCCTCTCTTTCCGTCTCCCCGTCTCGCTCCACGACGAGCTTCGTCTCGTCATGCTCGACCCGCGCACGGGCCGCCCCCGCTACCGCACGTGGGGCCGCACATGCGAACACATTTTCCGTGAGTGGCTCGACGCACAGAAAGTGACACCGCCATGACCGACACCACTTCTCTCGACACTCACTCCCTCCTCCTCGACGCCCGCCTCCGCGTCCTCAACCGCGAGCGCGTCACGCCCGAAGACATGCGCCGTATACTCCTCTCTATCGCACACGACCGCGAGAACGCCGCTCGCGCTGGCGCACGCAACCGTGCCGCCGCGAAGAAGGCCGTCGCGCCCACGCTCGACATTGACACACTCTTCGGGACGCCGTCACATGAATGAGCTGGTGGGAAACATGCCAAGCCTCGGTGGAAACCAGCGACAGGGGAGTGGAGCCGAGACTGTGGCATCCTCCACTCCCTCCGTCCTCTTCCCCCGCGTGATCGACGCGACCATGCGGAGTGACTGGCTCAAGTGTCCGCACTCCTTCTTCCGCCGTCACGTCCTCGGGCTCGCGCGGCCCGGCGTCTCGGTCCATCTCCACTTTGGCAGTGTGATCGCTAAGGGGCTAGAGGTCGCCCGCCGCACATACTTCGAGACGCGTGACACGTCCGACGCGCTCCACAACGGGTGCGAGGCGGTGATCCACGCGTGGGGCGATTTCGAGACGCCGGACAACCTCACCCGCACCGCCGCCGCGAAGACGCTCTCCGCCGCCCTCGCCACTCTCCAAGCGTACTTCCGCGAGTGGCCGCTCGACGAAGACCCGCTCCAAATCCACGTCCACGCTGGCCGCCCGTGCATCGAATACTCGGGCGCACTCCCCATCCCCGGCTCCCATCACCCCGACACTGGCGAACCTATCCTCTACGCTGGCCGGTTCGATCTCATCGGTGACTACCAGCACTCCGTGTGGGGCCTCGACGATAAGACCACCGGCTCAGACCCCAACTCTGACTTCTGGCGCAACCAGTGGAAACTCCGCTCCCAGTTCACCGGGTATGTGTGGCTAGCGCGCGAATACGGCGTGACTCTCAAAGGCTTCATCGTCCGCGGCATGGGCGTGATGAAGACCGACATCAAGCTCGGCTGGGCACTCGCCCCGCGCCCCGAGTGGATGATCGACGCGTGGCTCAAGCAACTTCAGTCCGACACCATAGCAATGTGTACTCAATATATTTCTCTCTGCGACAGTTGGCGCACCACTGACTATTCCCACCCCTTCCCCCAATCATTCGACACCGCATGCGCTGACTTCGGCGGCTGCTCGTTCCTCGATCTCTGCTCCTCTGCCGACCCCGATGCGTGGCTCGACACGTTCGAGGTTCGGCGCTGGGACCCTCTCACTCGACAGGAGACATAACATGTCCACAGACGCGTGGTTCCGTGAGTTCGAGCGTCAAGAGGCTATGCGACAGGAGCGTCTCGACGAAATACGTGCACGTGTTCTACCGCCCACATCTACACCGTCGTCGCCTCCCTCTCTCGACGACGAGCCCTTCGGCGAAGGCGAGTGTGACTGTGTCTACCACGCTCCTTCCGCCGCCGACGAAGACGGCTGGTGGGAGCCCGTCGCCTCATGCCCCCTGCATGGAGACACACTGTGACCATCGACGAAATCTACTCCCGCGCCGACACCCTCCTCACCGCTCTCGACGCCTCGAACTCTTCCCTCTTCTCTGACATCACGCGCAAGTACACCATAGTTCAAGCACTCATTATCTTCGAGCATGACGTAAAGGTCGAGTATCTCGACTCGCTCCTCGCCGCCGACGGCGTTATCTCACGTCTCAAGCCCGCTCAATCACTCAACGAGGAGCACTCCACGTGAAATCCAACGTCCTCCTCGAAGGCGACATCGGCACAGGCAAAACCACATCCCTCCGCACGCTCCTCCCCGAATACCTCGACGAGCGCGGCACCGCTCACCGCGGCGCTGGCCTCGAAACCTTCATCATCTCTATGGAGCCCGGTGTCGAAGCCGCACTCGGCCCAAACCTCTGTGGCCCCGGCGCTCCCACTCCCGCCATCCACACCCACTACCAACCTCCCGCCGCCGTCGATTGGGCCGTCATGCGTAAGTGGGCACAAGTTATGCACGTCTCGTCGATCGAAACCGCCATCAAAACGATTGACCCTGGCCGCTCCTCCTACACTCAATTCCTCGACTTATGGGACACCTGCGCCGACTTCGTCTGTGACCGCTGCGGCGAGTCCTTTGGCGATGTCGGCAAGTGGGACGAGTCCCGCGCCATCTGTTTCGACGGCCTCACCGGCCTCACGCGCATGGTCATCTTCTCCACTGTCGGCTCGCGCCCCTTCCTCTCACTCCCCGAAATCGGTGGCATCCAACAACAGATCGAGGGTTTCATGGACCTCGCGTGGGGCGGCACGAAATGCACCAGTGTCCTCCTCGCCCACATCGAGCGCGAGACTTCCCCTCTCACTGGCCTCTCCACTCTCACCACTGCGACCATCGGCCAGAAACTCGCCCCGAAACTCGCGCGCAAGCCCGACGAGATCATTGTCGCCGAGTGCATCGACGGCAAGTACGTCTGGAACACGGAGGAGGCGGGCCGTGGTCTCAAACGTCGCCGCCTTCCCCTCTCCGCTTCTCTCGCCCCAGACTTCGCCCAACTCTTCAGATAAGGAGCACTCCTCTAGTGAACACTTCTCGCCACGCCATCGTCGCGTCAATCGACCACGCCGAAGCTACCGCCGCGAACGCCGAGTTCGAGGCCGAGCTTCCCAAGTTCTGCAAACTAATCGGCGTCACCCCCGCCGTCCTCAACGCCCTCCCGATCCCCACACTCCAACTCCTCATCACCATGCGTATGTTTAGACTCCTCTCGGACAAAATCCGTGAGCTTGACGCACGTACTGCCATCCCGTCGCTCTCTCCCTCCTCCTCCACCACGGAGCCCCTCCAGTGAGCACACTTCTCTCCTCCGACCCCTGCACCGACATCATCCTCGACTTCATCGCGGGCGGTGTCCCTGACAACCAGTCCGGCGAGTCCGCTGGCAACTACAACGCCACTATCGGCGACATCGAGGGCCGCACGTACGGCGACCTCTCCGTCCGCTCCCTTGCCGACATCTACTCCTGCATGGACGACATGATCGCCCGCGGCCTCCCCTCCACTGCGACAGGGCGCTACCAGATCATCCGGCGCACGATGCAGTCGCTTCAGTCTCACTACCAGCTTCCCGACTCCACCCTCTTCACCCCCGCCCTTCAAGACAAGTTCGCTGTCCGGCTCCTCGTCGGCCGTGGTTACTCTGCGTGGTGGCGGCACCATCTCACCGACATTGAGTTCGCCCACGGTATCTCATGTGAGTGGGCATCGCTCCCCGACCCTGAACGCTCTGGGTCCGCAGGGCGCACAAGTCACTACGACGGTGTCGGCGCAAACCACGCCTCAACCACTGTCGGACACGTCCTCGACATGCTCACGCGAGCGCGCGACGCCATGCTCGTGAAACCATGAGCGCCGCGTTCACCGAGTCCGAACTGAACTGGATAAAGTCAGTCCGGCTCGCAGACATACGCGTAGTCGAGGGCCATCTCACCATCCACTTCCACGCTTCAGACGAGTACGTCGCAAAGCAACTCCACAATATGCTTGACGCGCTTCGTCTGCCACCGAGCACAACCCCGTGCAACCCCGACTGAAAGGAACACCACTCGTGCAGTCCTCATCTCTCTTCGATGTCAACTCGTTCCTCGAAACCACCCACAAAGGCCAACTCGATACCACCTTCGTTCTCCCTGACCCCGGCGACTACCTCGCGCAGT